GAAGCGTTTATCGAGCAGAAGTGCATTTCGCGTCAGCCGTGGACCGAAGAGATGTTCCAGCAGGCCCTGCAGAACTGCGAACTCGTCCCGCAGGCTGATCCCAACACCGCCTCGCATGCCCAGCGCCTGATCAAGATTATGGCGTTGAAAGAACTGCAGTCCGCCAATCCGTCGATGTACGACCCGATCGCCATCGATACGGCTGCACTCAAGGCCATCGGCTGGAATAACCCGCAGCAATTCCTTGCGCCGCCGCAGGCTCAGGGCAAACCGCCGCCGGAACTGCAGAAGGTCATCGCCGAGATGCAGATCAAGAAGCAGGACGCCGATGCGCGCATGATCGAAGCCAAGGCTCACGAAGCCAAGACGCAGGCCGAGATCGCGAAGATGGGCATGGAAGCGCAGGGCATGGCCGCAGGTGGTCTTGCAGGCGGCCCGAGCGACAAGCAGGTTGACACACCAGTCGATCAAATGCTCGCGCAGGCCGACATGATGGATGCCCAGACGCGTGCGCAGGACGTGCAGTTAAAGGCGCAATTCCACTCGATGGAAGACCGCAACCGCGACCTCGACCGACAGAGCCGCGAGCGCGTCCAACTCTTGAACTTGGCTAAAGAAGTCATGTTGCACCCGACGACAGCGCCGGAAGCAGAGCGCGACGTCAAAAAGGTACAGCGTGAGATTGGCTTTCCGAAGCCATGAACTTCGACCCCAAAGCCATTAGGCGTGCGTTGATGATTGCCAAAGACTTGGCAGTCAAAATCGACCCCGGCTTTGCTGTACACAACCTGCCGATGCCCCCACAGGGCGTGCCGTTAGAGCGTGCTGATGGTGGATCGGCAAAAGGTCGAATTGCTCCAGAGCAGCGCATTCAAAATCTTGCAAATTTTATGGAGGGTGCACATCCAGAATTTTTGAATGAGGATGGCACTGCACGACGTTTTTATCATGCTACGCCTCGAAATTTCAAAGTTTTTAAGCCCGGCGGCATGAAAGCGCAACAACAATTGAGCGGCCCGGCAATTTTTATGACGCCAGATGCTGAAAGTCAGCACGCTGCACACAACATCGGCGGATATGGCGGTGAATTCAAGGAAGGCACTAACGTAATGCCTTTGCACGCCAACATCAAAAATCCGTTAATTATTACAAATGATAATTACAAGCAATTACGCCAGCGATATCCAGATATGGGATTTGGAGCATATATCCTAAGCCCAGAGGTAAAAACAGATTTAGAAGAGCGAGGCTATGACGGAATCATCAACAAAATAAATGATGATCCGATGCGCCATGAGTTTATGGCGTTTTATCCATGGCAAGTGAAGTCAGCCATTGGAAATCGTGGCACGTTTGATCGACGCGAAGATGACATTACGAAGGCTGAGGGTGGCATTGTAGAAGACGACGACATGCCAGCCCGCAAACTAAACGACATGGGTATGTACAGCGCCGCGGCTGAGGCTGCGCGCAATTTGCCGCAAGAGCGCGGTACGTTGCAGCAGATGCTGGCGACGATGAAGGGCGTGAAGCCTGACGAGATTGATTGGTCTGGTGTACAGCAGAAGTTTGCCGGTCAGAAGACGGTAACCCGTGATGAATTGGCGCAGCATTTTGAAAATAACATGCCGCCCGTACAAGATAACATCCGATCAAGGCAAACAAGAATAGGCATGGTCCCTAAATACGATGCTTACACCATTCCGGGCGGCCAAAATTATCAAGAGTTTGTATTGCACATGCCTAAAGAGGATGTGGAGAAAGCATATCCCGGCGAAGTGATGTATTTCCGCAGCAGTCACTGGTCAGAGCCAAATGTGATTGCGCATCTGCGAACAAAAGACCGGATGCTGACTCAGCGGGAAAAACTACCAAAATCAGATACTCAAATAGATATTGCGTTGCGTGATCCTACAGAGCCGAAAAGAACGGTAAGTGCGTGGACAACGCAAACGCCCGGACTTGCGGTAACGAAATCTCTCGATGAGAAGGGACTTTATAACGTAACGCACATTGGAAGCGGACTAGCCACAAATACACAAGTTGGCTCATTGCCGTTCCGTCAGGCCATGGATGCGGCTCGCCGACTGGGTGAGTATTACGATGGCTGGACGTCGCCCGGCGATGAAATAAAAGCGCAACTGCAGCAAAAGTTGCCTGAAATCAAAAACATCATATCTTCGTCAATCAATCCTAGCGCAAAGAAAGCCCTGCATCTTGAAGAACTGCAGAGCGATTGGGCGCAGAAAGGACGCGACGAATCGTTTGTAGATTCTGAAAAAGTTAAAAAAGCCAACGCAGAATTGCAAAATTATCGACAGTCCATGCGCGATGAATACGAGCGATCGCTTATTGATAGGTTGCAGAAAGGCCAACCGATCAAGGACGAAGAAAAAGAACAAATGCTCGCAGGTCAATACAAAGACTTGTATGACCTTCGTAAGTCATTTGAGGATACTCAGGGGGCAAAAATTGATACCGGCAATGAGTATCAAGTAAGAACAATTTTTCCTGATGTTCGTGAATTACCTTTTGAAAATGATAAAAAAGGGTTGTTTCTTTACGACAACAACAGCGGCGAAATTATTGATGACGAAAAATTGTGGCCTGATTCTCAAGATCGGCTAAACAGGATGCGCAAAGCATTTGAAGAAATACAGAACTTTGAAAAATACGCAAAAGAAAATCCTGAGTGGTTAGCAGAAAACGTTAACGAATATGTGTATGGGTTAGAGCCGAAGATAGTTGCGCGGCATCTTGGGGATCATGCTTTTGCCAAACACGTCAGGATGACCGACGATCTCAACAACATGCTTAAAGGCATTGACGAGGGTCCATTTGTCACGAGCACAAACCAATGGACTGACTTAGGTTTGAAGCGGGCGCTTGTTGAGGCTGCTCGTGGAAATTACGACAAGTTGATTTGGACCCCCGGAAAAGAGCAGGCACAGCGATACAAACTAAATAACTTTATTGATGCGTTGTCATACAAAAAATCTGATGACGGATATTATGATATTGTTGCCTCAAAAAGAGGCAACAAAGTTCACTCAGACAGATACAAACCAGAAGATTTGCCCGGCGTCGTTGGGCAAGAAATGGCAAAGAAAATTATTTCTGGAGAAGGCGACGACAAGCCGGACCCAGTAAATCCTTCAGCGGGCAAGGGGTCAAAATTTATTCGCGGCGTTGACCTCAACGTAGGTGGCCGCGGGATGTACGAATACTACGACAAGATTCTACCCCGTCGGCTGCTGGCGCTTGCCCAAGAGCACGACCCTGAAGCCAAGATACTGCCAACAAGCAACACGGTCGGAAAACTTAACAAATTCCCGTCACTTGATATCACCCCGCGCATGCGCCAGAGCATATTGAAGCGTGGGTTCAAGATGTTTGCACGCGGAGGTGCCGTGCAAAAACATTTGTTCGATCAAGCGATAGAGCCGGCGCAGGTCAATGTGCCGGAGATGGATAGCCAGAAAACGATTCGTCGCGCCCTGATGATTGCCAAACAAGAGGGCGGCGGAATCAAAGGCAAAACGATGCGTGGTAGCGAACTGCAGCAAAAGATGGCGCGTGCAGGTCAAGAGCCTGTTCGATTTTCGTCGTTGAAGTCTTCTGTTCCCTTCCCTGAAATGCAGGCGCAGTACGTTAGCAAGCAAAGTTTGTCGCCATTTGCCGGGTTAAATCCTGAGCAATTGCAGCGTGAGGGTGCTGTCATTATTCCTGCGGTTGGAGATCGATCGATGGCGGGTCAAATTTTGACCCACATTGGTGAAATTCCCTTGACTAAACCAATAGATTTACAGGGTGGCGCAGAGTTTCAGCGATCCGAATTTGAGCCTGCGGTATGGGCATCACAAAAAGGCGTCATTTCTCGTATAGCAAGAAAGGCGGCATACGCAGGAAAAGAAGGCGCTCCCGTTTACATGTCGCACGTCGCGATGGCTCCCGGCGGGGCGGATGCATCGCACATGATGGTGCAAGCCCTGCTGCGTCAAATACCTAGTTTGAAAATTAGCAAACAGGCAAAAAACGATTTTAATCAAAAAATACAAGAGATTGATGGGCTAGAAGAGTTTCCGGGAGTGCATAAACCTGAACAGGCGGAAGCGTTCCTGATGGGCAAATCCATGAAGCACCGCAAGGCTTTTGCGGAAGAAATGGACAAAGCGCGGTGGTCGAAAGAAAACTTCCCGGATGTTGCGCAAACTAGATTTGCGATCACAGAGCCTCGATTGATGACGGCGAAGACCGGGGCAACCGGGTTTTCGTTTGGGCGCATCGACCCAGCATTTGAAGCAATAAAAGATCCTGAGCGTAAGCACGAAAGTTACGACACCCAGTTGAGAGGTGCGGGATATGCAGGCGGCCTGACCTCCCAAGTACCTATGTCGGTGATGTTCCCTGACTGGTACGCCCAGCAATCAAAACAAACTCAGGCTGATCCTGTTCTTTCCTTGTATTCGCTGACCCGTCAGTTGCCCACACAGCAGGCAAGCCAAGAATGGCTTGATCAATTGATGAGCCATCTTGAAAACATGCCGGAAAAGTGGGGATACAAAAAGGGCGGCAAAGTAGGTAAAAAGTAAAGTAAGCGCAATGCTCGGAAATAGCGGATATGATTCGGTAACCTTTACCAGAAGGACGTAGCCATGGGCGGTTCAGTCAACTTGCAAGGCGGTGGCCAGTATTCGATGCCCAACATCCAAGGGTACGGCCAGAACGCAGCCAA